TCCGCCATGTCTGTGATAGTGTAATTATATCCAGTAGATGCACCGGATACAGATATAAGTGCATCTGTCTGATATGACGGTATCCTCAATAATTCCATACTATTTTCCGTACTCTCTTGCTACTTCTTCTGGAGTTGCGGTTCTAACGTGACTACGAGTTAGCCACTTTTCCGCATCCTTCTCTTTTACAATATTAAAGCCTTTTTCAACTTTTCCAATACCTTGCCAAACAACATTCTTTGTAGAATAGATAGCAACGGTTGGTTCTTTTGTTGATTTCTTAACTGTTTCTTTTTGAGTAGACTTTTTGATTGCTGATTTATCTGTGATTCCTATAGCGCCTGTCTCAATTTGACCCACTGACTTCATTCCCCCACCATCCGTTTTCTTAACAGAAGATTTAGCGGTAATGATTTCCGAGGACTTTTCCTGATCATTATTTTCTGACATGTTTAACTCCTCCTATGCCTATATATATTATAACAGAATAAATAAAAGGGCAAGAGCCGAAGCCCCTGCCCTTTTATTATTATTAATTTATGGTTTAGGCATCTGCCTCTGCATCGGCGTAAGCCACTGCATCTTCTTCTTCCCACTGGATGCCAAAGCGGACGAATACGGTGTATTCAATTGTGTCCTTTTTAGCAACATATTCGCGGTTTACGGTAATGTCTCTTTGGAAACCCCATACACGGTTAGCTGGGAATGTCAAGTCGACATAACCTGCTGGGTAGTAGGGAACTTCCTGAACGTCAATACCGAGAACACGGGTGCTGCGAGCAGTCCCCAGTGTCTGAGCCTGTCCGTCAAGGTATGCCTGACGGTTACGCTCTGTACCCGCTGGAGTACCAGCGAATGCCTCAGCAATTGCGTCTGCAAGAGTACCATTGTTCTTAACAATGCCCTGGAATGCATCAGTGCCCGCGTAGAACTTAAGGTTGTTCTTAAGTGCACGGTACTTGCGAGGCATTGAAAGGAGTAGTCCTTGCATAACCTCTGTAGTCCAAGCGTTGTCAGTAATGGTAGCAACGTACTCGTGTCCGTCGCCTGTCTTTACCCTGTTAACAAACCCGTCCATGATGGACAAGAAGTTACCAGTGGCACCGTCACCATTAATCGCTAGGTCTTCGATGTCATTCGCAAAAGCGTTTGTCATTAAACGAACCAAGTGATCTTCTAGAGCTGCACCTTCGACGTTGTCTTCTAGTGCCTCAGCGCTGACTTCCCAGTCAAGACGGATCTTCTTTGTAGTAAGTTCCACCTTTGAAAAGGTTGCGCCAGAGTTGGTGTAGTCACCAATACCCTGTGATGCCGCACGAATAACACGCTCACCCACGTTAACTTTTTCAAGTTCCATGGTGTTTGCACGCATAGTTACGCGACGACCGTCTTTGGCGAGAACAGTACCATCCCACACGTAGTCAATAAAACGACGCGCTTGTTCCGGACGCAAGATACCACTTGCTGCATCTCCTGATGGATTTACAGCATTTGGACCCGTTGTCACACCAAAGCTAGCGGTAGGAATGTTTCCTAGTGTGTCTGCACCAGGACTCGATACTCCGCCAATTCCACCTGAAGCGAATGCACCCTCAGCGTTATAGCGCCCTGAGTCATCACCTGCGGTGTCTGGATTATTTTTTTGAATCTCTTCCGACATATTGTCACCTCCTAAGTGATTTTATCTGCTTAATTAAATAAGTCGGTTGCTTTGAGGAAACGACCGCCCCATAGGGATTTTTCAACCTTTGTTTCAGGTTGATCCTGTACGATCTCGCCTAGATCGCCAGATTTGCGGAAAGCAGTGTCTTGCTCTACAGCGTCGACCCTCTTTCCAAACTCATTAAACTGGCCCCTTGTTTCAGAAATCTCATGCTTGGCTGCAGAGACTTCTTCGGATACTCCAGTAATTGATTTCTTTAGTGCGTCCACTTCGGCATGTAATGCTTTTACAGTGTCTGCTAGATCGCTAAAGGCTGATGTAATTGTGTCTTTGATTTCAGAAACTGCATCTACAGTTACCTCATCAGACTTTGATACCCCTGCCTCTGCTTCTGGAGTATCAGCCTTTTCGACCTCTACTTCAGCGGCGTCAGACTTTTCAACGTCTACGTCAACAGTATCAGCCTTTTCAGCTTCTACTTCTTCCGTTTCGGCATTCTCTTCAGTAACCTCTTCGGATACTTCTTCGACTACCTCTTCAGTTTTGGCATCTGCCTCTGGAGCGACCTCATCTGATTTTTCTACAACCTCTTCGAGGTTAGTGGTTTCATCAGTCATAGGACTTACCTCCTTTGTCATCTTAATTGTATTAATGCCTTTAGCACTATCAACCAAGAACTTTATCATGTCTGTTTTTTCTGCATCAGATTTTTCTACAAACCCAATGTTTTTCATCTGAGTTCCGGATACAGGGTGAGCTTCTGATTCATTATCGGATAACATTACCAACCCTGAGTCTGAATCCCAGAAAACATTTTCTAAATCAGCTACGCCATCTCCCTTAAGAACGTCTACGTCGTTTACTTTTTCAATAGACAAAATGTTAGCAAACTGATTTGCGGGGGAGTCAACTAAAGAAAGCTCTACCAGATCATATTTTTTAATAATACGAATTTGACTACCCCCCTTTTCGTCATAAGCATCGTCCCACTTAAGCATCTTACCACCAATTGAGAATCCTGTAAGGGTTCCGTCTAGAACCTTTTCCCAAGTATCTTGAGCACCTTTAGAAATGTAAGCAGAAACATAAACACCATTGTAAAACTTTTTAGTTTCTACATCAAAATATTTATCTTGCTTAAAAGAAATCATTCTTCCAACAGCAACTGGCTGGTGCATTTCTCTAATATTTTTCCTAAATTTTGAAAAAGCCTCCAAAGAAGCCTCTGAGGTAACAATATCGTTTAGCTTATCTACTGCATCTGTTGTTGCAAAACCAGAGACAAGTCTACGCTCTTTGTCTACTTTTGAAAATGGCATGGAAAGATGTATGTCGTTTCCGTCTAGTTTTGTATCTGATTTGTCGATATTAAACATTTTGCAAACTCCGATCCATTATTAAGTAATCTGCAAGAGAAAAAATTCTAGAGATGTCGTCTGCAAAAAGTCCTGCGGATGCAATTTTAATTTTTTGAGAAACACCAAATTCTCCATTACGCAAAAATCTTGCATAGTGCATCTCGCAGTAAAGGGTTTTAGTTCCGTTTCTGCGTTTTAAATTTAGGAAACCGTCTACGGTGCATTTTGATATAGTCATACTAGCTCCATTATATACTCTTTTTTATAAAAATGTTATAAAAGATAAATATTTTTTTATTCTGAGGCGTTTCCTTCGCCACTTGGATTTCTCCCAGTCAGCGTTGCTGGCCCATCAGACTGATTGTTTGTACGCTCAGAGTCTCTCTGTCGATTCTGTGCAGTATTTGCTCTCATATCTGTTGCTTGACGAGGCGTCATTTCGAATGGGTCGTCTCCATCTGGTCTTTGTGGAAGTCCTAGCTGTTGCCTTGCTTCATTTGGTGTCATTACTTGTGTCTTTACGTACCGCTCCAAAATTTGAGACTGAGCAATTTCATCAGTCAGAGTCAGCTCATTAAACTTAAATTCTAGAATGTCTGTTTTTTCTTTGATCATTTGGTTGATCATTTTTTCTAGATTCTTTTGAGCTGGTCTCGCAACTTGCTCTTTAAATGTTCTGTCTTGTGCTAATGCAGATGCAATTGACCCCGAGTCACCGCCACCAATTTTAGACAAGGGTACCTGATGGGCAACAAGGATATCGTCACGATTCTGTGTTCTATACTCTTTAAAGGAAGCCTCTTGCACACCGCTTTCAATTGGCTCCATCTTAAACTCTACCTTGTTGCCATCGGAATCTCCTGGTAATGGAATATAAAGAGTTCTGTGTGACTGGCCCTTAAGGCTTGTTTGTAGGAAACGAAACATCTTGTCTTCTGCGTCTGGAGAAAGCTTCGCACCTTTAAGGGTTACAACATATCTGGGGACTGCCTTGTTGCCAAAGTAATCAATGTTATATTGTGAGGCTAGTTGATCTCCATGCAAAGATGAAATGGCAGACATAATGTCTGGAATTCCATAAAAGGTATTTAACGGTGAGTACTCTTTATATTGAATAATTTCATTTGGACGAGAATCAGTGGTAATAGGGTTTTGATTCTTTGCCCCAAAATTTCTAAAGTATACGACCTTATTTCCAATTATTTGAACGTACCCGTCACGCAGTCTGCGCACACGCATTGTTGTTGATGGAATATGTCCAATGTAGCCAATTTCACCTTTAGTAGTTCTTCCAATTTCTAGATATCCGTTTCCTGTTGCCTGAACGTCTGTGTAAAACTTCATTAGTGTATGAGTAAAGGATTCTTCGTTATTAAGATTTTCGATCCAATCACGCATCTCAATCTTAGCTCTTTCAATTCTATTACGAGCTCTTTTTACTACCTCTCGGTCTTCGTTGTTTTCAAGCTTAAGCATTGTTCTTTCTGATATTTGAAAGTCATATCCTAGTCCAACAATATTCTCTACCTTTGCATCAATTGCAGCGTGGTTAGCAAAAGATGTGTCGTAATAGTTTGCAAGCTCATAAAGGTTCCAAGGAGGAGTAATGACATCAAACATGCCATATCCATTACGAAATACATCTCCAGGATTAATCTCTTTAGATTGTGAAATGTCCATGCCTGTTTGATTTGCACGGGCACTTCTAATGTATGCATCACTAGGTGGCATATCTAAAGCTTTTGCTATTCTAGTAGAACGACGCTTAAAGTTATTGTCAAGGTTGTTGTAGGATTTTAAAGAATCCCAGCTTTTATCAAAAGGATCTTGTCTTTTAAAGCTATCGTCTTGTTCGGTCAGTTCGTCAAGACTTGCTCCAATATTCCACTCTTGTGACATTAGCCCTCATCCCCATGCTGTTGTAAACTTTGCTTGGCAGCAATGATTGCTCCAATGTCATTCATGTTTGGAAGCAAGCCATTTTTCATTCTGTCAAGCTGCTCACTGTGGTCTTCTTCAGAAATCTTTTTCATGTTAGAGTAGAACTTTGCAGAGCCTTCTGGCTGCCCCCAATACTTGGCGGCATCTTCGAGTTCTTTGATTCTTACACCGTCTCCCCTTACGGACTCAATAGACAAAGCGTTACCACTTCCATCTGTAAAAGCCTTACCATTTGGCTTATGCCAGACGTAGGTTCCAAAGTTAGAAAAGTTTTCTTCTACTACACGCATTTTTGTTTCACCAATTTGACCAGGAAACTTTGGTTTTGATTGTTTCATAACCACTAGTATACCATATTATGCAGAGTCTAGGATCTGCCTGGTCCACCGCACATCCTTAAATGTACTATACCTATAGTTGTTTAGCCTTAAGATTGCTTCATCCTGAACCACAATTCTGTCTGTACCAGTATATTGTTTGTAAATTTTACCGGGGTCTAGGACAGTTTGCTCTGCCTGATTAAGGAATAGCGCTGCTTGCCAGATAGAGGACTCACCCTCAACGCTGTCTTTCCATGTCTTCCAGAACTCCCACTCAAGCGGATTGTCTGGCTCTGACCTAATGGCATACCATTTACGAAAGGAAAACCTCTGGGCTTCATCTTGTTGTGTGATTTGATAATAAGAAATGTTATTGACAAGAAGAGGATTTGTAATTCTAAAAGCCCCGGCAAACTGAGAAAAGTCTAGCGGATCTTGGAATGAAAGGCCTAACATTACCCAAGACCTTGGATTAACTGATGCTTTGTTTACCGATCTTCCATCAATGTTATAAATTACTGTTGGATCTACTTGTCCTGTATCATTATTAATTGCAAATATATATCCACGCTCAGAATTAGACGACTCCCTTACAAGGTAAAACTTTATGACCTTGCCCTTATCTTCAATTTCAAAAATTTGTGCTGGAGCTTCTGGGAATAGCTGTTCGTCATAACGGAAGGCTATTTGCATTGCACTGACTTTAAAGAATGAGTTAAATTTTTTGTTTATTGGTACAGAAATTCCTAAACTGTTTGATGTGGAGAAATTTCCTCTAAGCTTGATGCCACTTTTTGCAGTCATATATAGATATGGAGTGCTCCCCTTATAAGTACTAAATGGACTTACTGACTTGTAGTCGTAGTAGCTGCCAACTTTTCTGTATGGATATATTTCTGCCCCTAGCCTCGTACCAATCCTTGTAGGGGAAAATCCAAAAGCTTGTGACGAAAGTTGTAACGATCTAACTTTAAGTGGATTGGAAATAATACCAGGGACACTCATCTCAATGCTAATACTTATAGACAAACTTTTAAAGTTTATTCCGGGTGGAGGATAAATTATTGTGTCATCTGCCACCTCGTATTTTGAATTCAGCCACTCATCTGATTGTGGATATACCACTCCGTCTTTTGATAGTGGAACGACATTAGTAAAGCTTGAGTATGTTGTGTTTGCCCCACTTGCCGTATACTGAAAAGTTACGTATGTTTTTATCATTGAATTAGTTGTGTCATAATTGCTACCGCTAAATCTTTCAAATCTTGGGTAGTCTAAGTTTAGCTGTAGGAAATCAAACTGAAATTTTTTCTTATTGCTTGCATCAGCAACATACTTTCCAAAATAGCTAAGTGGTAAGTAGTCTTCCCAGTAGGAATCTACGCCAATATCTAAGATGTACTTTCCTAGCTCAACCTTTGGTAGAAGGGTGTATGTTGCAAGGTGAGACTCTGCATTTTCTACTGAGAAGTCATACGGATCTCCGCCATCCAACGACAACAACCAGGAATCTGTGTATGCGGTGCCACCGTCGTAAAGTATTTCACTAGCATAATAGTCAAAAACATTTTCGTAGTCTGTTGGCACTCCTCTATCAGAAAACAAAGACTCTATCTTTTTTAAGTTTCTTTCGGTAGAAAACCCAACTCTATATATTTTACCCTGAAAGGTATTTGTAAGTGCTGAGCTACCCCCCACAAAAACTTTAATTCCCTGTCTATTTCCAAAAAAAGATGAAACCATTTGTCCTAAATATGTCGTAAATCTTGGCAGGTGCAACCCAACTAAGAATAAATCATTTTCGATAGGCTGATAAGAGTAGTAGAGCAATTTTTCTTCTGTTGCTCCACTACGAACCTTGTAGCTTAGTGTGTAGGTAACAATATAGTCAACTATAGGATCTGTTTGTTTTTCAAGTGCTATGGTTAGCTTTGCGCCCTTACTTTCGTTTACAAGTTCAAAAAGTATTTGCTTGTCTGGGCTAAGAGCTTCTATTTCAAAAATTCCATAAAAACATTTTGTATCATCCAAAAGAATATTTAGATTATCAAAAAGAATATGGCCTTCTGTAGATTCCCATTCAGAATTTGGCTTTAGCGATATGAACTTGTTTCCAGTAATGCCCTGGGCAGCTTCGCTATCAAGGTACCACTCTTGATTAGTTTTATTACTAAAAGTCAAAGTCGGCAATGAATAGCTTGGTAAAGATAGCTGTTGCTCTTCTGGTATAAGGTTTTCTATTAGACCATTCCTCCATCTTCCAACCTTTGGGTATGAGTAATTCTTTGCAGCATTACTAAACGAATTATCTATAAATACCGAGTTTGCAGTGGTAGAGCCCTGAATGTTTGTTGGAATATCTACACCCTGGCCGTACACCCATCTTCTTTTTGCTACAATTGCTGGCACTTCATATGGGTATATTCCAGCACAGTCTAGCTGAATCAGCGGTACATCTTCGTAAGCATAAAAGCCTAACCAGTCCTGATCATTACCAAGCTCATCAAACTTTTCAGGGAAGCTTAACAAGTTTTCGTCTATAATAAAAGACAAAACCTCTTCTCCATTAAGAACTAAGCTTGCGGCTTTTGAAGACACTCTTACGTCCAAAAGCATTGGCCTGTTCCATTCACCAACGTAATGAGAAGCAAGAGTTTCTCCCACACGTAACTTTAAGAATGGTCCGTCAACATAAACTCCATCCTCTGATGCTATTGGTCCAAAGATTTTTCTTGACACAATTGAGTTAGATTGAATGTTTGCCCAAAACTCGAAGGTAAAACTTTTGTACTGACCAGATTGATTCATAAAACCAAAACCAGGTAATATCAAAGATGGTCTGTTAGTATTTGGAAATATTACGGTACTGTTAAAGGCTCCATAGACTAGCGGTAGTCCAGAGTTTTTTGCAAACAGTTCATTGTTTCTAGAAAGATAGTACCCATTGGCTCCATCAAGTCCATAGGGTAAAGCCTCTACTCCTTTTGAGTCAATGTTGATATTAGATGGTAGGTCTTGTGGAGTTACCCCCAAAGATTCTAGGTGAAATTCTTCTGCCCATTGTCCAACGTTTATTCCGTTAACGGCAAATTCATATGGAACAACATATGGGTCTTCTGGATCCAAAACATAAGAAACCTCAATTATAAACTTTAAGTCTTTAAAACTTTCGGGTAAAGAAAATGTTTGAGATACAAACGCCCATTGCCTTTGAACTGGTACTGACGAACTTCTAATAAGTTCAAAGTCTTCTAAGGTATCTGGATCTGTATACTCATACCCCAGCCTAATGCTTACCGTTCTATCGTAAGTAAAAAAGTATGCCCCAATGGCAAAAGATCCTAAGTCAGCGTTAATATCTGATGGCTGAATAAGCCCTGGACTTTTTAAAGAAATTGTACCAGAATTTGCAGTAGATTCAATCATTCCACTGGTATAAGATTCTCTAAATGGTGACCTTGTAGGATCTTCTGAAAACGGTGCTCCAGATTTTGCATTTACGGCGGTTGCACCAGAAATGGTCCAGTTTGCTAAATTTTGATTTTCAGGGGTAATCAGTGCAATGTAGTCAGTAGTATCGTCAAGTGCCCAAAGTGATAGTGGCTGCTCTGAAAATACTTTAGTTGCATAAAGATTAAGGGATGTTGTCATGTATTCTCCTACCTAATTTTAACACAAATGGTGCTATGTATATACACGATATCTAACAATAACTATCCCCGAAGCGCCGCTGGCACCTGCCCTAACAAAAGAGTTTTGTCCGTAAAAACCAGAACCTCCTCCAGAACCTGTTCTAGCTGCTCCAGCAGTAGGGGAGTCTTGTCTAAGGTCCTCGTCACCTCCAGAACCTCTTGGCCCCTTTCCCCCTCCGCCGATGCCACCGCTGCCGCCACGAGATTCCCATCTTCCACCAGAGCCACCACCACCACCAGCATAATGTCCAGACGATCCAGTCCCAGTTGCCGAAGCCCAGGCCGAAAGATTAGTTCCAGGTCCTCCGGTAAAATTTGAACCATTTCCTGCTGATCCACCCGCACCACCAGCGTTACCAGCATATCCTCCAGAACCTCTGGTGAATCCATTTCCAGAAGATCCACCCTGGTTTCCTCCTCTACCACCCGGGGCGACTATTCCATTAAATGAGGAACCCGCACCAGAAGTTGAACTAGAGATATAAACCCTTCTTGGGGGGTGTGGGTCTCTTCCGGAGTTTCCCCGACCACCGCCACCTATAGAAATAGAATAGTTGCCGGCTTCAAGGAAGTCTTCTCCTTGAACAACTGCACCACCGCCACCGCCGATACCACTTCCACCTGGGTCACTGAGTGCGCCTCCGCCTCCACCACCACCAACTACTATGTATTCAACTGTTCCACGGGTGACCATTTTAAAGGTTCCGTTGCCAATAAAGGTGTGATACCTATATCCAGCGGCATTGGTAATAACTCCACCAGTACCCTGAATTTCAACAAAGCCCTTGTTATTTCCTCTAAATCTCAAAGATATTGGCAGGGGCATTATTGATCACCAAATACCTTAAAATAAGAGGTATTTTTTATAACATTAAGCATAAACCTATTATATCATTATAATAGTTTAAGAATACAAGAACTAGCTATGTGCTAGAAAACTACTCGGCAGGAATAGCTTCCCAGGAAGTAGTTTCTTCATTCCAGGTATATGGTTCACCATCTTCAGGGTATGGAACTGGTGCTTCATATGAATAAATAGATTCATTAAGAATCCAAGAGTCAAATGGTTGTGGTGGAATAAATGCATCAAGATCTTCACGATACAAATACCCGATACCCGCATAATTTCCACGGTAAAGCTGTCACTACATTCCCCCCAAAAGAAAAGGACTAAGTGGTTCTGGTATAGATCGATTTACCCAGTCAGATCCATCGTACAGCAAAGCTTCTCCATTTGCGGGGGAAGATAAAACTGTATCCGTCAAACCATCTAAAGTAGTAGCTGGAGTTTTATTAATCCATTTGCTTGTAGCATTATCATAAACTAAAGAGTTTCCATCAGCCAGCCCAGTAAGGTCCACGTCTGACAAAACAGAAAGTGAGGCGTATGCTCCAGGATTACCAATTTCTACCCATTGTGAAGAATCTCCATCAGTATAATAAATATACGCCTTACCAGTAGCAGAGTCAAACCAGGTATCTCCGTTTTCTGGTGTGGCTGGAGCTGTTTCAGATACTTCAAACTTTCCACCGGCTTCGCCAGGTGTCCAGGTAAGAGTACCGCTATCATAAATAAGAGCATTACCGTCAGCAAGTCCTGTTACGTCAACATCATCTAAGCTAGAAAGCTCTGTAGATATGTCGGTCCATGCAACATCGTAGTCTGT